TGATGTCGGCAGACAGCGTGGCGTTGGTATTGGTCTGGGCCGTCTGAAAGGAAGACAGGTTGGCCTGTACGGCCTGTACCGATGCGACAGGAGCGAAGTCGGCCACTACGCCGGCAGAAATTGACCCCACATTGATCTGCAGCGCACCATCGCTGGCACGATAGACGAAATTGGAAACCGTGCTGAAGCCGGTCGCGCCGAACGTCTGCGACACAAGCAATGCCAGACCCGATGATGTGGCCGACGGGGCATAGACGACGGGCTGCTGCTGGACCTTGTCGTAATACAGGGCGCTGACCCTGCCATTGACCGCACCCGTATCGTCGGCAGCCGTGGGAACGCGACTGTCAACGCTGACCTGCAACTGCGGGATGGTGTCGTAAAACGGCGCACTACCGGCCTGCGTGATCATGGCTGCCGTGATGGCTGTCGCCCCGGCGGGCACGGTCACGGTCCATAGCGGATACGCGCCCGCTGGCACCGACGTGCCGATCCCGATCTGCGCCACATCCTGCCGCACGGTGGGCGCGGTCTTTCCGCTGTTATCGGCACCGGCATAGGTCACGGACGGGTCGGCGGCATTGTAGAACGGCAGCACGGTATCATCCGTATCGACCGTGGCGGGCGTGACATACACGGTATAGGTCGCCCCTGCCCCCGGCACCGCCAGCGTGACGGGGTCGCGGCTGGCGTACTGGCGCACCAACGCGCTGGAAACGGCGGCAAGCGTGCCATAGGCGGATGCATCCACCACGCCGGGGGCCAGCAGCGAACCGGGGGCGATCACCAGCGCCAGCCCGGTTCCGGGCACGCAGGCAAAGCCGCTGGCGGCCACGGTGGACCAGCCGTAAGCCATGGCCGCAAGCTGGCCCAGACCCACATACGCATTGCGCTGGGCGTTCAGCTGGTCGCTGTCCAGCGGAATCTGCGCGGGGTAGACGATCTGTCTGTCCATTATCCAAGGTTCTCCACGTCCTGAACCCACGCGATGGTGCCTGCGGGCATCACATCGGCAATGCGGTCCAGTGTCTGCGTTGCGGGCGGGCTGGTGTCACCGGTCGGCAACTGGGCGAATAGCTGGAAGGGTGCCGCGCGTGAGCCGTAGCGCAGGGCGGCGACGCCATACCCGTATCCGCCGCCAATGGCCGGGCTGGCCATGCTGGCAATCCCCTTGCAGTCGGCTGCGTTGCGCGGTTCGATCACGCGCCCTGCGGTCCCGACTTCATCGGCAATCACGTCCACCACGTCGGGCCGCGTGCCCAGCGAGGGGAACAGCGCTTCCTCGATCCGGGCGCGGTAGGCGTCGTCACTTTCGCCGGGGTTGCGGGGCAGCAGCGTGCCGAAGAAGTCGGCGGCGAACATGTCCAGGAACGCGCCGGTCATGGTGGCTAGGCGGGTCTGGTCTGCCGTTCCCGACAGCATATCCCATATCCATGCGAACATGCTGCCAAAGCCCTGCAGCAGCGCGTTCAGCACCGGGGCCTGTTCCGCCTCCCCCGCTGCAGGAGCCGCCGGGAACCACCCGGTCGGCAGCAGCTTGCGGATGCGCAGGGCAAAACCGTTCTGCGTCACGTCAGCCAAAGGACACCGTCCCCGCACGATAGGCCGTGCCGGTTGTCGCGGGTAGGTCCACCACCCCACCGGCCAGTGTCACGCCGGTCACGTTGGTGACGGATGTGCTGGCAGCATAGGCAATCTGGATCAGGCGCGAATAGCTGGCCGAAGCCCCGATGGCGAGGCCATTGAAGTAGGCCGCGATATTGGTGCTGATCGTGGCCTGAACGGCGGCAAGGTCGCCCGTGCCATCCACGCTGACGGTCATGGCCACGGCGGGCCGCACCACATCGGGGCGCACAACCATGATGGACACGGCGGCCGGACGCACATCATCCACGGCCGTATAGACCTGATCGATCAGCGTATCGGACACGTCACCCGACCCGTCATCGACATACACCACTACGTTTCCGGGCAGGAAAGCGCCGGACGTGTCCACGTTCTCCACCACCTGGTAGATCAGGTCGGCGGAAACATCGGTTACGGCGTTTTCGATGGCGGCAATCGTGGCCTTGGAGCGGCTGTTGATGTAGGCGACAAACCGGGTGCGGAGCGCCGCGTCCGTCTCGCCATCGCTGCCGTTGGTCAGGGCTGCGGCATTCGTTACAGTGTCGATACCCGCAACCGCCGTGCCCAGCAGGCAGATGGCACCTGCCGCCACGTTGCCCGTGCTGCCTGTCGTCTCGCACTGCACCGGCACGGTGATGGACGCCGTGCCCGCAGGGCGGACATAGGCGCTGTCGGCTGCCGACCATGCGGCATTCGTGCTGTCCTCCACCACGTCATAGATCAGGTTCGACGCCGTCTTGACCGTAGCGCCCACCGCAATGGTGGCCGACTGGCTGGATGGCGTGAAGGATGTAAAGGTGACGGTGCCGGTCGACGCCGTCCCCGGTTCGCGCGACAGGCCGAAATCCTGCACGAAACTGTCCACGTCCGACCCGATGGAGGTCGCAAGCCGCGTGCGCGACAGGATCTGCAAAGCAATGAACTGGAACCACAACCCCAACCCCGCCACCGCTTCAAGCATGGCGCGGCCGGGGGAGCCGACGTTCAGGTCCAGCAGCGACGGGCACGCGCCCTGCGCTGCGGCCACCATGTTGCCCAGCGTCGTCTTGAAAGACTGGAAGGTTATGGCCAAGCGGGCCTCCCATAAAAAAAGGCGGCTCCGGGGAACCGCCTGTCAGGTGCTCAGTGTCAGTTCCTGCACCGCGCCGGTGGTGGCATCGGTGTAGGATATGGCCAGAAGATAAGCCCCGGTTTTCGGGCTGGTTATGGTCACGGTGACGGGCTGGGTCTGATCCACACCGGCCTCTGCCTGCATCTGTTCAAGCACAAGGGCGCGGATGCCCGCCTCATCCATCACCGTGCCGACCCGGGCGGGCAGGCCCGCGCCGTAATCGGGCTGCCAGATATACGCGCCCGCATTGGTGCACAGCCTGCGCAGCAGCGCCTGCCGGGTCTGGTCCGCGCCCGTGACCACGGCCACGCCACCGGTGCCAGACAGGTCCAGGTCGCCGCCCATGGTGTGGGACAGCGCGCTCATGACGGCGCGCCCGTGGTGCCTGGCGCATCGGTGACCGGGTGGGTGTGGCTGTGGCCGGACGTGCCGTTCGCGATCACGTCCTTCTGGCCCGTCACGGTGCCCTGCGCGGTCATGTCCTTATCCGTGGCGATGGGGCCGCCAGTGACGGACAGGCCGTTACCATCCAGCGTCATGGCCACGCCGCCGACCTTCCACGCCTTGCCGCCATTGGTCAGGGTTTCCGTGGCGTTCCCGGCCCCGCTGTAGATCGTATCTTTGGTGATGTGCCACCAAGGAGCGTTCTGCGTAGCGTTGCCCGGCGTTGTCTCGCCATTGGCGGGCGGTGTTCCACATCCGGCCACAATCAGCAGTTCGCCCGGCTGTGCTGGCTTGCCGGTGGCGGGTGAGTTGGGCGGCATCACCACCGCGTCATAGATCGGGACAGCGGCCACGCCATGCTCCGCGTCCGCCTCCACATGCACGACCAGAACATGCGTGCCAATATCGGGCGGGCAGGCAATGCGCAGGCTGCCGACCTGTATCGCGGCATAGGGCAGCCAGCCGCTTTCGATGTCGGATGGCTGGGTCATGACCTTGACGGCGTGGTTGACCGGGTCCACCGCGCTGACGATGCCAAACTCCGGCTGCGCCTGCGCATTCGCGATGTTGGAACCCACCATGCGCATGTCAGCCATTATCTTCATCCTTCGTCACATCGCGGTTGCGCAAGGTAATCTGCTGTGTGAAGCCGCCAGACCACGAAAAGCGGCTACTGACCGCGTCCACGTCAAGCGTGCCATCCCACGTCGTGCCTGTGCCGGTGATCTGCATGAACTGGCGCGGGGCCAGCGTGATACGGCCGGGGATCTGGCCACTGATTACGCGCTCATGCGCCACGATCTCGTTGTATTTCTGCTGGGCATACTGCTGCACCAGATCAAGGCGAGCGCCCGGCAACGTGAAGCTGTGAACGTTACCAGTGCTTTCCGCTTTCTTGGTCGATCCGCCCTCCACAGACCAGTAATACTCCACCCGGTTGCGCTGGCGGCTGTCCCATGCCGTGACGTGGACCACGACGCCCTTTCCGATCTGGTAATCCCTCGTAAAGCGCAGGCCACTTGCCCCCATCTGGATCGGATTGAGCGGGCCGGTGTCGCTATAATCCAGCGTGTGGGTGTTGCTCTTGTCGGCAGTCGGATACGGCGCACAGACAATAGTTTTCCCATCCGCATACAGGTCGCTGCCGGTCATGTTCGCCAGATAGCTGGCGAGGTCAAACGCAGTCTGGAACCGGCTGTGACTGCTGGCGGACTTCCGTTTGTGTTCCACCTGCCAGAACTGGCCCACCATACCATCGGTCATGGTTACGTTGGGCGTCAGGCCCGCATCAGTAATCATTGCCTTGACCACATCCGCGCCAGTCATGTTCATCCAGCCCGACAGCACACGCATATCCAGCAGCTTGGCCAGGTAGTCGCGGCACTGGATGTGTACGGACGTTTCTGCCGGGGACCATTCGACATGATCCACGATGCCCTGGAACATGGTCGTCCACTGTGCGCCGGTCCGGGCTTCGTCGCGCATCTGCAAGGTGATGTCGATATCAGGAAGCGCGGATCCGCTCGATGATGCCGCCAGATCAAACCATAGGCCGCCCGTGGCAATCTGGGTCCGGTCCAGCGCCAGCGTCATATCCAGTGTATCGGCCCGGCTGTATCGGGTGCGGGTAAGCGTGAATTCTTCCAGCAAGGTGACGGTGGTTTCGGCTCCGTTGACCAGAAGCCGGGCGCGGGGCACGCGCCATATTGGCTGCTTGCGGTGCGCCGTGACGGTTATGCTTTCACTCATGACGACACACCCGGAACACCGCTAGCCAGAGACGCATCAACGGTCGGCAGGACGATCTGCACCGGCGTTAAGAAACTGGATAGATCGGGGTCCGCTATGCCGTTCAACTGCGCGATCCGCCACCACTGGGTTGCATCGCCAAGCTGCGCCGCCGCAACATGATACAGCGATACGTCTGCCGCCGTCACTTTGATCGTAGTTGCCATGGGGTATCCTATTGCGCGGTGACAAGCGGGCCGTTCTGTGTGCCGTCCGTGGCTGTCAGGGTGTTCGCATAGGCGCGATTGACCAGTGCGCCGGACGTGACCGATGCGCTGTGCAACTCCGCATTCTGGGTCAGGGTGGATAGACCAGCCGCGCCGTTCAGGCTGACCCCCTCAAGGTTCGCGCCTGTCTGGCTGATACCAGTTGTCAGGCCAGTGCCAGCCGCTTCCAGGCCGGTCAGCAGGCTTGCCGCGCTTTCCGGGGTCGAGGCCAGATTGACGCCCGCGCCAGACAGGCCGCCGACCACCGACAGATTATCCTGCACGCCAGAAAACAGGCCGCCAGCGCCAACCATGTCGGCAATCGGCGTCACCTGCCCCACAACCGTGGATAACTGGCCCGCGATATTGCCTGTAATGGTGGCTACATCACTCACGGCACCGGTGATGGATGAAACGACAGAAGCCGCATCAGACCCGATCAGGGCGGACAGGGCGGATGAATTACCAGAAGCCGTCGCGCCGGTCTGCGGTGGCTGTTCCAGCACCAGCCGGTAGGGTATGACGATGCCCTTCTGCTGGAAATCGTATGAATACTGGACAATCTTGACCAGAAGTGACAGGCCCGCACCAGTGAACTGCACCGGTTGTCCGGCAACGCGCATAGATTTGAGCAGCAACGCGCGCTCATACGCAGTCGGGCCGACAAACGTGCCCGACAGTTCCAGCCGGTCGGGGTCGTTGCCCACCGCGTCGATGATCTTTCCGCCACCGGGCAGTTTGTGGACGGCAACCTGCTGCGTGCCGCCATCGCGGATGAGGTTTGGCACCTCCATGCCAGTTAGCGTCAGGCTGCCGATGGTAACGGGCGCAGATGCCCACAGCCGCCCGATCGAACCGATGGCGGTTTCGGCGTTCATGAGCGACAGGGACATGGGAAATCCAACAAAAAAGCCGCCTCGGACGGGCGGCTTGGTGGTCGTATTCAGGGCATGATGTCCTGAATAATGCATATTACTGGAAAAAGTACAAGGGCGAAATCAGAAAGGGTTATCGACGCTGCTGGTAGGTTTGGCGTTATCTACCTGGTCCTCGATGGTGTTGGACGCCCTGCCCTGCTTTGGATGTCGTGCGGTTGCTGTCTGGTGCCGCGCCCCGCGCACGCCGGAACGGTGGGCACCCTCGGCTTCTGCCTGCCTCTCGCACTCATACGCGCCATGTTTCGTGTGCCCATACCAGCGATCACCCGGCAGGTGGTAGACGCCAGTGTTCTGGTTGACCCACACCACTGTGTCGCCGGGGCAGGATGGGGCCGCGTTGGCGGCTGGGATTGTGCCGATCAGGATGGCAGCGAGGATCAGGTGACGCATGACGCTTTCAGGCATAAATTCGCAGTCAATAGGTAAATACGAACCCGCTTATCAACCAAGCAGCACGGGAATTTCGGCATATGCGCGGCGGCGCGTGAGGATTGAAGACGTCGCGACGGCGCGGCATGCGGCCGGGATCATGCCGAACATGTTGTGTCTTCGGTTGGTGGTCCAGCAGAAGGCACCGAGATAATCGGATGTGTGCTGCGGGGCGATGGCCTTGTGCGTTGCCTTGAGGGCCGTACTCAGATTGGCAATGGCGGTGTTGAGGCCGTGGAATGGCGCGGTGCGCTGGCGGGAGGGGCGTCTGCTGCCGCTGACAGTGACCACATGGGATCTGGCGGGTGTGCCGAAGGCCAGAAAAGCCTTCAGGCCGTCGGTATGAACCCTGACGGCTGGCATGAGGCAGGTATCGGCGAATGCCCGCACCGCCCTGCTGGTGAAGCCGACCACCGTCCGCATGGCGACATGGCCCATACGGCCGCCCTCATACCGCTCGGTCGCGGCGATCATCCTGGTCTTGCCTCCCGGACCCGAGCCCTGGTTTCGCTCGCCACCCAGATAGACATCGTCTGCCTCGACCACGACGGGGGCACCGTCCGGACCTGAACCACCGAGAAGATAACGGGCTTCACGTTCGGTCATGGCGCGGCGCAGGCGTTTGGCGAGATACCACGCCGTCGGATAACTCACGCCTAGCCGACGCCCCAGTTCGATGGCCGAGACACCTTGTTTGGTACTGGTCATGATGTGCATGGCCCGGAACCAGATCGTGAGCGGAAGTTTCGTGCCACTCATCACCGTGCCGGCCGTGACCGACCAGCGACGATTGCAGCGTGTGCAGCCTACCCGGCGGCCACAAAGATAATTCCGATCATGGCCACAGGACGGGCAGGCCATCCCAGCCTCCCGACGCGCCACCATCAACGCCT